GTTTGGAAAACAATCACATGCATCCTTTTATCTCTTAGATCTGGTGAGTCTAGTGAATCGTCTGTTAAACGACGAACGCGTACTTTATAGTAGCCGTCATTATCAAGCTTAGCTACTGCAGTAGATACTGTATAAGAAAATGCATCTTTACGTTGTTTAAACAATCCAGAAGCAACTGTTCCTAGAGAAATAATAGTATTAGAAGATCTGATACAAGTGCCTGTAGCAATACTAACTAGTTTATCACCAGTATCTGCTCCGGCTGTTGGATTTTGCCAGTCTGCTGTATTGTAATTAACAGAAGCAATATCTCCAGTTGTAATGCCAAAACCAGTTAACGCAGGACTTTTAACTGAGGAATCTGTGGCGTACACAGTTTCACCATACATACAAATATCTGCTAATGGGTAAATGTCAGCAGGCCAACTTGGTAGGCGGCGGCCACCATTAGGCTTGTAAAGAGCGGGTATATTAATAATAGTACCACTACCAACACCTGCTCCATCTATACCATACATAGAATCTACTGCATCACATAACGGCCCTACTTTAACTTGAATACCACTAACACCAACACCGATTCTAGTCCAGCGATACTTTGCTACGGCACTATCATTATATGCCTTATCAGCAATGACAGTTGTTGCTGGGTAGGTTGCTGTCATAGCATCTGTCCAGCTGCCTACTTCTGTGCCAAACTTATCACACGGTCTAATCTGTACTTGAAACTTAGCTTCTAGATCATTAATGTCACCAGCATGCTTACCATCTACACGTAAACTGCGTAAGCCTTGTGGAAAGTGTAGATTAACATCAATCTTAGTTGTATTTACCTGATTTAAGGTAGCATAAACCCAAGGACCTACTTTACCTAGATCATCCCCCTCATCGACATTAACGTCTACAGGTGTGGTGTGCATTGTTAATGTGATACCGGAATACACCTGTTGACGGTCTGATCCGTATAGTGTATTAAAGTTTAGAATATCAGCATTGTCGTCTGCAGTAACAGTGTCATTTAAGTGATAATGTTGAACAGGAATACCCGCACCATTCTCAAACTGTGTAAGGCTATTTAAACCAATGCGCAAACTTGCCTTATCAATGTCTAGAGGACCAAAGCCCCATACTAATAACATATTGAGGTAGCTATTATCGGTATTAGAGTCAACATAGTTTTCGCCACCTAGTACAGGTGTCATGCGAACTTTACCTAAAACAATAGGTATAGCTGCGTACTTACTTACACTATTACCACCACCACTTAGTAGTAGCTGAGCCTCGGCATTACCTGGATCCTTTTGTGAGGGTGGTCTAATTGGCATTAGATAACCAAGTAGTAGATTACCTATAGTAGAAACAGATACTGTAATCATTGCTGCTGTTGCCAGCTGAGCCGATGATGCAGCAGCAGCACCACCAACACCTGTTAGGTAGTATTGCCCAGACTGATACGCAATATACGCAACAGCAATCATTAAAGCTATTCTTAATAAGCTTTTTCCAGGTACTGCGCGATACTCAATAGCATCACCATCTAAAACCACAGTAGTACTATAACACTCTTTTGGTACTACAACACCATTTCTAATGATTGTAACACTGGACTCTAATTCTGTAGAAACATTGAATTTTTCTAGAACCCAATTAGATAGCTGAGCCACAGTAGTACCTGGAGGTACAGGAACTGTCCAACGTTCTGTGCGTAGTGGATGTGGTACTACATTTAAAACAGCAGTTGACTTTTCGGTATAATTATAAAATCCGCCAAGACGCTTATTCCAGTTAATGCTGTCTAAGTTTTCGATTGCACTACTATAATTTTCGCGACAGTGCAAGAACTTGTTACCGCCGATGTAAATACCAACATGACTTAGGTGACCTAGTACTTTAAATAGTACTACGCTACCAGGTTTTGGTGTCGTAGTTTCTTCCCAACCTTCTTTGTATTGAGCAGCTAGTTGCTCAATACGTTCTGTGTCGTCATATTCGTAGTCATCAGCAAAACTTGGTAGTTCAATATTGAACTCTTCTTTGTACACTAGTCGTACTAGTCCCCAGCAGTCTACTCCAGTTTTTTCGCGTCCTTTCTGTAGAAAGGGTATACCTACGTAATCATTATGCCACATTAGAATATTCCTGGAAAGTATTGGGGAGTAAAAGTATAGCAAGGAAACGGCTCTACAGCATAGTCCGTCATTGCAAGTTCACAAGTTACGCTATCTGCGTTGTAGCTAATATTTGAAATATAAAAGCCACTAAAAGTGGCTTCTACTACGTCGGGGGTAGAAGTAAGTACTAGTTCAATTAGCACCTTAGGAGGTGAGTTAATATCACGAATAATAGGTGTTAGGTACCTAGTAACATCATGTATTACTAGGCTACACTTTGGTGCTGTATTATCTTCTTCGGAAGGTAGTGTAATTTCAACAGGTACAAATATAAAATTAGTATTACGACTAATGACTCCATATACTGGATCATCGTCCGTAGTTACTACATTAACTACATCACCAGGAAAATCCGCTAATCCTAGTGGTGTAGTTGTATTTAGTTCCTCTATATAATTATCTGCTAGCCTAGCCGCTACAAGTCCCCCATCAGGATCTGTTGGATCGTATATAGTAATTAGTGTTATTAGTGCAGCATCGCTTTCTGTCGAAAACATTGCCTTTAATGCTGATACCGATAGCGTACTTAATCTACTCATGGTAATACTTCTAGCTGTAAGCTAACAGTGTAATATCCAGGAGCTAGATATGACATGTTATATAGGATACCCTCACCCTGTGGCATAATACGAACACCTACTCTTGTAAGTGTTCGTGGGTGTGGAAACCCAAAACGAGCAGTACCCTTAATAACGTCTTCTACAAAGTATTGTAAGAACCCTATTTCGTCAGTAGTCATAATAAACGACACATTTAGCACATCGGGCCGTTTACCACGACGACGTATTTTTGCTGGACCGGAGTCCATGGGGGTTTTAATAAGAATAAACCCTTTATCCTCCGTGTACCCCTTTTGAGGGGTTTGTGGTAAAGTTACCGGCCATTCATGTACATATGATGACATTTTATATTATCTCCTTGTTAAGCTTGGAGCAAGACCAAAGGTACTTCTCATGCTTGTTTGAACTGGTGAATTAGGGCGTGTCATTTCTGCTGCGGTCATTTCACCAATAATAACCTCGATACGTCGATTACCACGAGCGTCAGTAGTTTCTTTGGTAGTTGCTTTCTCTGTACCGTAGTTGTTTACTACTACGTCAACGTTACTACCACCACCGCCTTGAACACCTAGAGATCCGTTGGGTCCACGCTTTAGTGGCATGATTGCTTCTGGTCCTGATTCACCCATTAAACCTGCTCCCTTAGCAAAAGCAAAGGTAGTTGGACGGCTAACGATTGTGTTGCTAAAGGTACCGCCCTTAGCGAAAGCTACACGACCTTGGTCGTAGACACCGCCTAGTGCATTAGCCCTCATGCTACCGGTGCCAGGACCAAATCCTCCATTATTATCAAGCTCACCGGCTGTTGCATAACTAGGTGCATTCATTCCGCTAAAACCTAGGGAGTTAGGGTCACCGAAGTAAGACATTCCTGCTTTTGCTATGCCCCCTAGAAAGTTCATAAAACCGCCGCCACCACCCATACCTTGATAAGCTGCCATCATCATTTGGCGTTGCTCAAACTTGATTAGATCAATAATCATTGACTTAATCATATCGCCGAAGCTCGCCTTACCTGTTAGTGCGAAGTCAACTAGAGCATCGCTCATGCTACCAACTGTGTTATTAAAAGCATCTGCGTAAACTTTGGTACGTTCATTAACTTTTTCTTGTTGTTTTTGTGTTTCAATTTTTAATGCTATAGAAGTATTTAATCCGGCTAATTCAGCTTTATAAGTTTCTTCAATAACTGTTTTTCTAGCACTTAATGCTGCTGTTTTATCGGCATTTTTAGGATCCGCTTCTTCTTTTGCAATATCTGCTAGATTACCCATATAGGTTACCAGTAACTCATTTCGTTTCTTATCTGATTCTATGCCTATCTTCTTAACCTCTAGTATTCGACTTTGGTTGTCGTAGTCATCTTTTGTAATACTACCAATAGACATTTGTAAATCTAATCTATTTTTATCTGCGTCTAACTGATCTAAGGAACTCTGCGCAGCTATATTTGATAAGGCTAAATTAGCTTCTCGTATCTTTTGAGCTTTGTCTTCTTCAACTGTAATTTTAGAAATATTAGCTGCTCTATCTACTTCAATAGCTACAGTAGCTGCTATAACACCTTGAGTATCCTGTAGTTTTCTAAATTCTTCATCGGCTGCAGTACCTGCATCTGCTGCTAATTTACCTAAACGAGTAGGTAGTTTTTTAGCCAATGCTTGTTCTTCTACTTGAGCAGCAACAACACCTTTTTCTAGTGGTGCTAACCTAGCTTTAGCATCTGCAAGTGCCGTTTCTTCAGATAAGCGCTTACCTCTTTCAATATCTTGTTCGCCCTGTGATTTAAGTGCAAACTCTGCACTACCAAAAAACTTAGTATTAGCTGCTTTTACAGTTGCTAGTTCGGTATCTAACATTTTACTAGCGTCAGCAAAACTTGCTTTAGTAGCATTTAAAATACCGTTAATTATAGCAATCTGTTGTTGATTGCTTAATTCAACCATCTGCTTTTCAAATCCCGACTGTCTATTTAAAATATCGGCAGTACCTGGGCCTAATTCTTCGGCAGTTCTATTCTTAAGACTTTTACCTCCATCTTTATATGCTTCTTCCTGATTTTTTATTGTTTGCAGCTGCTCTTCAAGTTTTATACGTGCTGGAGTCTTAATACTATCAAATCTTTCTTGTGGTAGAGCAGCTATTTTAGCTTCTACTGCTATCTTTTCCCTAGATAATCTATCTTTGTCAATAGTAGTAATAAGATTATTCAGTGTAGTTAGTTCTGTTTTCTTTAAACCAATTGCTTCTACTTCTAGCTGTGCAGCATATTTTGCAGTATCTGCAGTTTGAGGCAGAGCACCTAATAGGGCTTTCTGTGAATTAATATTAGCCATAGCAATTGCTGTTACTAATGGAGCTTGGATATATTTAAAACCCTGAGCCATAGATGCATTAAGTCCAGTAGTAAGATTAGTACTAATTTTAGCTAACTTATCATTTGCTGTACTAATAGTGTCAGATGCAGCACTTATAGCTACCAAACCTTCTATTTCTAGTCTTGAGACTACTTCTAATACTTCTTTTGGTACTGCTTTACCTGCATAAGGTGCAAGAATGCCCCTAGCTGCATCTACTTTAGACTGCCCCGCAGCTTTAGCTTTATTAGCGTCATCTATTGAGTCTTTTAAAGTCTTATAGTTAGCTGCAGCATCAAGTATACTATCTCTAGCTTCTTGAGGGAACTTACTTACTTTGGCAGTATCTAGTAGTACTTCATTTAGAGTAGCTACAGTGTTCTGCACTGATCCAAAAGCATCTTTCAGTATATTAGACTGGTTTATAAGAGCAAGTGCAAAAGTAGTTAGTAGATCTTTATTAGTTAAGCTATTTGCTAACTCAGTGTATGCTTTTTCTAAAACAATAAAGCCTTCTTTAACAGGTTTTAATGGTTTAGCTGCTTCATCTGCAGCAGCAGCAACAGTTTTCATTACTTTAGATATTGCATCACCTTTGGCAAGTATTTCTTCTGGTGTAGCTGTTGAATCTAGCGCTGACTGTATTGCTTCCTTAGTAGTTTCTTTAATATCTAGTAAGGCTTTTATCTGATCCTGTGCCTGTGTACGTAGCGCAGGATCTGCTATAGTTTTTAGTCCTTCACTAATACTGTACGACATAGTATTAGTGAATTTCGATTTTAAATCTTTACCGATAACAGTTAAAAATCCATCAATAAACTTATCAAAACCGCCTGCTTTAGCATTGGCTTCTTTTAACGCATTACTGGTTGCTTCTACGCTATCGGCTAGATTTGTAATAGCAGTGGCTTTTGCAAGTATGGAAGCTACCGATAGAGTTTCTCCATATAATTTCTGTACTCTAGTAGCTGTTTCTGTTTTTTCTGTCAAATCATCTAAAGCACTATTATATACTTCGGTTTCTTTTGAATTTTTAGACAACCAACTACTTAATAGCTGATAACCGGCTATTGCTAAACCTAAATAAGGCAGTAATCCACTAAAAGAGCTTATTATTCCCCCTATTTTAGTAGTAACTATACTGGCGGCACCTGCAATACCCGTAAAAGTACTTTTTACTGCTCCAAGTTCACCTTCTTTTACTGATTTACCTAGATTAACAAATGCTGTTCTTAGGCCTCGAGTGCTAGTATCTTCGCCTGCTTGTGCAATAATATTTTTTGAAGTACTTATTTTACGAGCTTTTTCTGCTGCAATGGCTGTAAGAGTTGCCTGTGAATATCTGCCGGGAGCTTGTGCATTTTTAATATCTAATTTTTTTCCGGTATTGATATAATCTTGTTCGGCTTTTTGAGCTGCTTTGATTGCTACGGCTACTTGAGCGTACGTAGCGGCTAATACAGTATTACCCTTACCACGAGCTTCCAACCATTTAATTTCTGTTTTAGAAATATCAGTTACTGCACGTGATGGATCTAAAATACTTTGTAACTTCTGTTGTGTACCTCTAGTAGTAGTACCCTTAGCCAGGTCTCTAAGATTACTTTGGTATTCTTCTACTCTGGCCTGCTTAATCTCAGCAATCTTCTCTTGCTCGGCTAGGATTTCTTTCTTATTACTGGCTTTAACCACAGCGAGTGCATTAGCTGCCGCGGAGGCTTTGCCCTCCCATAACTTCTGCGATGCATCTGCAGTTTCTCGTAGTCCTGTTTTATAATGTCCAAGTGCGGGCAACGCGCTCTTTAGAATCATTGTTCCTAATCCTGCTATAATCGTAGTTAGAGCAGCAGGGCTTTCACTTAATATAGTTACTAAGGGGGTGAGTGCTTTATTAACTAGTTCTAATATTGTAAAACTAACATTCTTTAAAGTACTTAGCAGTTTATCATAAGGATTTGTAGGAATATCGATTTCACTGAACTTATCATTACCTTCTTTTAAAACAGCATTAGCAAATGCTTGTCGTTTTTCAAAGTCGGTTAGAGAAGCCGCAGATTTACCTATACTTTTAGCATAATTTTCAGTTGCAGGACCTATTTTAGTAAATAAGCCTAGTTCGTCTAAAAGTTCTGGTTCTAGTTTTGTAATACCTCTAGTAAGTCTACTTACAGCATCACTCATACCAATACCTAGGGCTTGCGAAGTTTTCTTTGCTATATCACCTAGTTGTAAGAACTGTTTACTACTTAAACCCGCAGACGTTGCTACAGCAGTAGATTGCATGGCCTCACGAAATGAAATTGCTCCGCCGCTTGCATCTGCAAATTTCTTTGATAAACCCCCTAAAGCTACCCCACTGGCGGCACCTAATTGGTTTAAGCCCTGCACAATATTAGCAGTATTTGCAGCTTCACTTAGGGCGCGAAATGCTGCTCCTGCTGCATAAATATTTGCAGCATAAGTAGCATATAGTCTTACTAGTCCACCCAATCCTTCTGATTGCTTAGCAAAATCACGCGCTTCAGCTCCGGTACCTATAGTACCGCGTGATCGCGCGTACGCAACGGATTCGCCACCCGGCTGGGCACCCGAGGATCTAGACCCTGCAGTTCCGCCTGTTGATAATTTAGCCGAATGTAATGCTTTAGAGGTATTAGTTGCAGAAGCTGCAGCTTCACTTAAAGTTGCTCGTAGCTTTTCCGCACTAGTAGTAGTGCGTTTTATGGTCTCATTATCGGATATCTCTATATTAACTTTAATATCATTTGACATTATTGCTCCAGCTATGCAAAAATTTTACAGGTGATTATACCTAACCAACAATTATACCACTAAGGGCGTTAAAAGTCAATTTGTTATTTTTTGTGGTGGTCGGAACGCAAAAAAGCCCCTCGAAAGGGGCTTTTAGGTTTTTGGTTTACTATCTTGTATGCTTTTTGCTCGAATTCGATCAATACGCATAATCAGTTCATAAACAGCGCGGTAGTCCTGAGGATCTACTTCAAAAATACTTAGTATATCTTTAAAGCCATTAAGATTTTTACCTATATAGTTACCTCCCATGTAATCCCAGTTGTCCTGAAGATTATTGTAGATTCTGATGGACTCCTGTACTTCTACAGGAAAGTCATCATACTCCACAGGGATTTCGCTATCTAGTGGTTCGGATCCTAGTGCCTCACACATCTCAAAGTAACTATCTTTTGTCATTCCTACCGCAGCATTTTGGTAGTAAGACTCTAGCTGGTTACTTATTTGTTCGCGCTGTTCTTCTGAAAGTTTCCCAAGTCTGTGACCTGTTCACTTACCCACGAATCAAAGTTCGAACTAGACTTCATTAGAAACAGTGCGTTTTCATCGCTAAATTCTAACTCAGCTTCTAGATCCTGTTTACTTAGATCTACTGGGGCTAGCTGTTCTAGGTAGGCAAGCTTAAAGCCCGACCATCCTTTAACAGATGCTTGAACATAAAGTTCTAGGAAAAGATCATCATTTAGTTCTTCTGTTGGCTGTCGATTTTTAAAGGTAATCTTTGTTGCCTTCTTTCGAATGGCTACTAAAGTCTCACGACTTAGAAAACTTAGATTTACTTTAAAACCGTTAAAGCCTGGAAAGTCCATTTCAATAGACTTACTAGGAACTAGTAGTGATTTTAGTGATAGAGTGGAAATTTTGTCAGTTGACATGGGGATTTTATCCTGATTATTATATTAAACAAAAAGAGAGAGCAGTGATCAAGCTGCTCTCTATGAAACTAATTAAGCTGCGAAGTAACGAACACGTAATTCGTTAGGAAGTTCGATATCGTAACCTTGAGCAGACCTAATATCATCAACACCTTCAGCAGTAAAGTTAATTACTGTGCTTAGTACAGCCTGAGCATCTACTGTAGGGATCTGAATATTACATCCAGGCATATAGCAATCAACACGAACTGGGTTGTTTGCACCACCGATCGATAGTGTTAGTGAGTACTTAGGTTCTACAGCAGTACCAGCATCATCAAGTAGTGTGTCTAGTAGTGCTGCAGAATTTAGAGTACCAGTTTTTAGGTATGCATTTAGTGAACCAGTAATGCTTCTAGTACCGGTATAGTACCCGAAAGCTTTATTAACAACACCAATATTAGCTGGCGTAATAAAGTTCACATTATTAGCAATAGTTAGACTACCACCTGTTAGAGCGATAGTATATACATCGCCAGCAGTTGTACCATCGGTACCATATAGCTTACTAATAAGGGCTACTGTGCTTAGCTTGTTTGTAATGAACTTAGTACTTGTAATAGCTAGCTTACCAGCAATTGTACCTGCTGCAGTTGCTGCAGTTCCGGCAATACCTGTGATTACTGGGTTGGTC